CACTATTAATAGTAAATACTCCTGGTGCACCTGGGTCAACATAAAATTGGGTATTTGCTTTTTTAATAAGACCTTTCTTATCTTCTACCGGACCAAATACATATCCTTTAATATCAAATCTTAAAGTATGAATAAGAGCTCTTCTTGATTCAAAATTACCTTCATAACTATCTGATGTATTTAAACTTTGAAATACAACTGGTATATCAAAACCAAAATCTAATCCATCTATTAATTTTAATGTAGCTGTAAACTCAGGAGTAAAATATGGTAATATTTGTTCTAGTATTCTAACTCCATCCTCAGCATTTTTTACCATTACGGCTAATTCAAAACCTATATTAAAAGGTGTTGGAGTGCCAACACTAGATAAATTAAATGATTCATCTCTTTTAGCCTGAACTAAATCTCTCATAGGGTTCATTCTACGCTCAGGGTCATATTGAAATGAAATCATTTCAAAAGACATTCTCGGTAATTGTATTTGAATTTGTCTATCTAAGTTAGGGTCTACATTTAATCTTTCAATAAACTTTTGTCTTGGTCCATATGAAATAGGTACACGCATAGTCTGAATAGTATCACCAGCATTATTTTCTCTATCTATTTCAATATTATTAAAAAGAGTACCAAAGTAAACTACATACTTTCTAATAACACCGTTGTAATATTTTTTACCAAACATTAAAAGTTATTCTCACTAAATGGATTGAACTCACTAAAGTCAATAAATTCTAATCCTTCATCTTGGAAGAATGTTGAATCGTCATCTTTATCTTGAGTTCTCTTATCGTAGTTATCGTTTATAATCTCTTGACCTGATTCTGTTGTTAAAGCTAAACCTGTTTCTAATGTGAGTCCTCTTGCATCTAATAAGTAAGATTGAGATCTATCTACTTCAATACTATCTATTTCAGGTATACCAGTACTAAATCTTTCATCAGAATATTCAAATGTTTCTAAAGAAAGATCATATGTTTGTAGGTCACCTAATTGATAAAATAATGCGTCATGTTTAACAAATTTTACTTCAAATAATTTACCAATAGCATTAGGCAAGGCTCCTTTTATCCAAGGTAAAAATATTAAATCACCTTCTCTTGGTCTAGTTATATTAGGATTAAATTCTTCAATCTCTTCTACAAATCTTGTTCTAGCTATAGTTACATTCATTTGATCTTGAATAGTTAGACCAAATCTCTCCATAAAGGCACCTTGACCTTCATAGCCTTCTACTGATTTAATATATAATTCTAAAGGATAAGCAGTTTCAAATTTAGATAAAACGGCTTCAGAATATAATTGATCTTGCTCTACTTGATTTCTTGGAAGGTAAAATGACTCTTGACCATATATAGAAATTGCTTCTATAATTAGATCTTCAATAAGACTTGATTCACCACTAGCTTCGTAGTTTTGAAAGTAAGTTGATCTCCCCTGTATTGCCATTAGCTGTTATCCACCAATATAATATCAAAGGAAGATGAAATAACTGAACTAGTGTCACCAGCTCCTCTTACTTCAATATCAGTTTTTTCTGGAAAGCGTATAGGAATTGAATAATTCTGAGTAGTATATCCGCCTACGGTATCTATAATATCGCGTGACCTAAATGGTGCTCCACCATCTAATTCTCTTGCTAACAAAGTAACTGTGACAGCATTATTCAATGGTGCTACGCCGACGTTCCAAGTAGTAAGATAACCAGTCTTTCCAGCTGGTATTGTATAAAGTGCAAGTTGAGTTTGACCTAAACCTGTAGTTGTTCCAGTACCAATAACACCAATATCAGCAAGAACTGTACCAGCACCAGCCGCTGCGGTGGATATAAGAATATTATCATCATTTGTCGTTAGCGCCCCAGCAGTCGCAACAAATGCTCTATAAACTCTTAGGAATGAAGCAGTAGAAGCTGCACCATTTACAGTAATCGTTTCTTCAATCGGATTAAAATCATTATCTAAACCTTGAACAGTAATCGTGCGAGCACCATCGTTGCCAGGACCATCGTCAGAGCTTGCGCTATATGCATAAACTGTACTATCAGAACCAACATCAAGATATTGATAAATTCCGCCATACATCCAAATAGTTTCTGGTACATTTCCTACATTTGGATTTCTACCAAACTTATGGATTGAGCTATACCCATCAACGAGTCCACCTGCAATAGGAATATTCGATGCAACACCAAATGTGTTAATAGGATTACCATCTTGGTCTGCAAGCATAACGACTTCAAAGATGGTATTACCACTAGCTAAATATTCGTGTCTATCTCTTCTATATTGGGCCATTTCATTATCCTATCATATCTGAAACTGGTAGGCTGTAAGATGATGTCATTTCGGCTTCAAGCTTATTTATCTCTGCTTCTGCCTCATTCATTATCTGGCTACCATTAAACGTAACGCCTCCGGGTAATTGTAATCCGCCAAATTTAGATAAATTTGTGCCCCATTGATATCTTTATAAACATCATTATAAATTTCTGGATCAACTATTTTATATACTTCAGCTATTACATATTCACCTGCCTGCAGCTTATCCCAATCCATATCGACATATAATCTATTAGTATGTCTGTTAAATCTAATAGGCTGTCTACCTACTAACAGTTCTTCTATAAATTGTATATGCTGCATATTAGTAAAATATGTAACAAGTGATTGATTAAAAGAAGTAAGATCATAAAGATCATTTAAAGCAATTTGATATCTAATATTAAAAAGATTATTGGTGGATAATGCATCTCCGATATCAAATATTCTAACAGCGCCTATTATATTATCTGGTACAGTTAAATATTTATTATCAATATCATCCTGGGTTAATGACCATTTATAAAAATCTCTTTCAACTCCATCAAAATGATAATCCCAATAATAAGAAAATGCTTCATCAACACGATCTTCCACTTGCATGTCTTCAACATTTATTTCAATAACAGGAAAGCCTAGCTTACGTAAGCAATAATCTTTAAATTCTGTTCTACTTGTTGGCAATGCCATTTATTATCCCCAGACTACTGAACCACCACTATCATAAACTTTAAATAGTCTATTAGAACTATCATATAGATCTTCTATGACAGCATTAGCTGCTATTGTTATATCGTTAAATGATACACTTGCCCCTGTAGCTACATCCTGTCCGATATGAACACCAGATGAATTAGATGTTACACCAGTCCCGCCTACTACAGCAAATGATCTTGAAGCAGCAATATTACCACCTCCAGTTAAACCATCACCAGCTGTAAGAGTTATTGATGTGTGATTAATATGTTCGTTAGCTACAAAACCTGATAATGAGTCATGTTCAATTTGTGAATCGTTAGTAAATACACCTGAACTATTTGCTGTAATACCAGTATTAGCAACTACTGCTACTGCTGGTTCCCATCCCTCTCCAGCAGAACCTGTTACAGCAATACCATTACCTCCAGTAACATTATCTACATAATTACCAGATGTATCGGTTCCTAATGCAATATCATTTGCTTTAGTGTGGAATGCATACTCTGTACCACCAGCAAGCTTGTGTGTCCATCTATCAGCTGATTCATCCCAGAAGAATAGAGCATTAGCTGAGTCACCTCTTTCAACTTCTAATCCTGCGTCAACAGAAGGTACACCCGTTTGATCTTTTGCTACTGTTATAATTGCATCAGTTACTGATAAAGTAGCTGTTGAAACTGTTGTTTCTGTTCCTGAAATAGTTAAATTACCTGATACATTTACATCGTTAAACGTTACATCATCAGTAGTTCCTACTGATTGACCAATATGAACACCAGTAGCATTTACTGTAACTCCAGTTCCTGCTCTAACAAATGTACCTGTTGAATTAGATGTAATACCGTTATTAGCTTTAACTGCTACTGCTGAGCTATTTACTGATAGACCGTTACCAGCTCCTACGGATACAGCTGTTGCGTTTGTAACGATACCATTTCCGGCACCAACAGTAAGTGTTCTAGTAGAAGCAATAGTACCACCACCGGTTAAACCAGATCCAGCTGTTATAGATACTGTACTGTGATTTATATTTTCGTTAGCAACGTAACCTGATAAATTATGAATATCAATGTTACCTTCTGCAATAAATACACCAGAAGAGTTAGATACGACTTGGCTATTACCTGCAGCAACCGCTAGGGTTCTAGAAGCCGCTATTGTACCGCCCCCTGAAAGACCATTACCAGCAGCAATTGTTACACTTGAGTGATCTATATTTTCGTTTGCAACATAACCAGAAAGATTGTGTATATCTATATTACCTTCTGCTATGAATACACCTGAAGAGTTAGATACGACTTGGTTATTACCTGCAGCAACTGCTAGAGTTCTATTAGCTGCAATTGTACCACCGCCTGATAATCCGTTACCAGCTGAAATAGATACGCTTGAGTGATCTATATTTTCGTTAGCTACGTATCCAGATAAATTATGAATATCTAAATTACTTTCGTTTACAAATATACCTGTTGAATTAGATACAACTTGATTATTGCCTGCTACTACATGAACTCCAGTTGCATTTGATGCTATACCAGATCCGGCACTTACTGCTACTGCAGTTGAATTAACACTTATGCCATTACCTGCACCTACTGCAAATGATCTACTTGTAGTAATATTACCACCGCCAGTTAAACCATTACCTGCTGATAAAGTAACTGAACTATGATTTATATGTTCATTAGCAACAAAGTTTGATAAACTGTCGTGATCTATTCCTGATGCGTCTGCATATACTCCGGTAGAATTAGATGTAATACCTGTACCTGCTACAACATGGACTCCTGTAGAGTTTGAAGCAATACCTAATCCTGCTGTAACAGCAAATGATCTTGAAGCAGTAATATCACCGCCTCCAGTTAAACCATTTCCAGCTGTTAATGAAACGCTTGAGTGATTAATATGCTCGTTAGCTGCAAAACCTGATAAGTTATCATGAACAATAGCTGAGTCATCTGTAAATATACCAGTTGAATTAGCTGTGATACCAGTATTAGGTACTACTGAAACAGCTGCTGTGTTTACTGATAACCCAGCACCTACACCTAAGTTTAAAGTAACATCACCAGTTGTACCACCACCAGTTAAACCATTACCAGCAACAACGGACTCAATGTCTCCCGCGTCGTTTGTAAAACTAAATTGTCCAGTACCACTATCATAACTTATGTCTCCACCACCGCTGAATAAGCCTCTAATAGTAGATGAGTTAATTGAAAGAGCAGTTGAGTTAACATCTAAACCGTTACCAGCAGCTACATGAACACCTGTAGCATTTACTACTACACCGTCACCAGCATCTACTGCAAATGATCTTGATGCAGCAATTGTACCACCACCTGTTAAACCATTACCAGCTGTTAGTGTAACTCCGCTATGATCTATATTTTCGTTAGCAACATAGCCTGATAAGTTATGAATGTCAATATTACCTTCATTGATAAAGACACCGGTTGAGTTAGATACAACTTGGTTATTACCAGGCTCAACATGAACACCAGTTGAGTTTGATGTAATACCGCTACCGCCGTTAACAGCTACAGTAGTATTATTAACAGTAATACCATTACCAGCACCTGCAGTAATAGTAACTGTTCCAGTAGAACCACCACCAGTTAAACCTGAACCAGCGACAACATCTGTAATACTTGAATTACCTACATCGAATCCAGCATCGTTATTGAATGCTGATAAAGGTATTTCTGAAATTAATTTTCTTCTATCTGCTCCGTTATCTAATATGATAAGTTCATCTTCTGAATTTGTAACATCTTCAGTCATATCAGTTAATTCAGATAGATCAACATGAACACCAGTTGAGTTAGATACTAAACCTGTTCCACCAACTACAGCAAATGATCTTGATGCGGTAATATTACCACCACCTGTTAAACCATTACCAGCTGTAACTGAAACTGAGCTATGGTCAATATGCTCGTTTGCTACAAACCCAGATAAACTATCGTGATCAATATTTGATGCATCTGCAAATAAACCAGATGAATTAGCTACAACACCAGTTTGAGCATTAATAGATAATGTTCTATTAGAAGCAATTGTACCACCACCTGATAAACCATTACCAGCTGAAATAGATACACTTGAGTGATCTATATGTTCATTAGCTACAAAGCCTGATAAGTTATCATGAACGATTTGTCCATCATTAGTAAATGTTCCTGAGCTATTAGCTGTTATACCTGTATTAGCTTTAACTGCTATAGAAGGATCAGACCCTTCACCTGGTGTATGAGTAACAGCAATACCGCTGCCAGCTGAAACATCATCAATATAATTACCTGATGTATCAGTTCCTAAAGCAATGTCGTGTTGTTTTGTATGTAATACGTATTCTGTACCACCTGCTAATTTTTGAATCCATCTATCTTGAGATTCATCCCATACAAGTAATGCATTAGCAGAGTCACCTCTTTCTACTTCTATTCCTGCATCTAAAGCTGGTACACCTGTCTGTCCAGATGCAACTGTAATAACTGCATCATTAACTACTAAATTGTTTGTATCAACAGTAGTTTGTGTTCCTTGAATTGTTAGGTTACCTGAAACAATAACATCACTAAATGTTACGTCAGCTGTTGTGCTAACATCTTGTCCTATATGAACTCCAGTAGCATTTACTGTTACACCTGTTCCTGCAGTAACTTTTAAATCAGTTGAGTTAGCAGTTAAACCATCTCCTGCTGCTACGTGTACACCAGAAGAATTAGATACTAATCCAGTATTACCAACTACTGTTAATGATCTTGTTGAAGTTAAATCACCGCCGCCTGATAAACCATTACCAGGAGAAATAGATACGCTTGAGTGATCAATATGGTCGTTGGCTACAAAACCAGATAAGTTGTCGTGAACAATAGCTGAATCGTCTGAAAATACACCTGAACTATTAGCTGTAATACCTGTATTGGCTTTAACAGCAACGGTTCTTGTTGCGGCTATTGTACCACCACCTGATAATCCGTTACCAGCTGTAACTGAAACTGAGCTATGGTCAATATGCTCGTTAGCTACAAAACCTGATAAGTTATCATGGACTATTTCTGAGTCATTAGTAAATACACCTAAACTATTTGCTGTAATACCTGTATTACCTACTACATCAATTGTTCTAGTAGCGGCTATTGTACCACCACCTGACAATCCATCTCCTGCAGTAACTGAAACAGAGCTATGATCTATATTTTCATTAGCTACGTACCCGGATAAATTGTGAATATCAATATTACTTTCATTAATAAATATGCCTGATGAATTTGATACTACTTGTGTATTTCCTGCTACAACAGCAAATGATCTTGATGATGTTATATCACCACCACCAGATAAACCATTACCTGCTGTTAGGGATACAGAGCTATGGTCAATATGTTCGTTTGATACAAAATTACTTAAATTATCATGATCGATACTTGATTCTAATACGTTAATAAAACCTGATGAGTTAACAGATACAAGATCGCCTACTTTAACTAAGCCTGAAACTGTTGAATTGGCCGATGGCAAAGTCTGAGCATATGTTGAACCATCACCCGTGCTTAATACAAATGTAGTATTAGAACCTGTATACGTAAAATTATCTACACCGCTTACACTTGCACTTTGGATGTTTGTTACTAAACCTTTTGCATTAACTGTTACGACTGGAATAGTCGTTGTATTACCTACAGTTCCTGCACTAACCCCTGAGTCGGGGAATGATGAGGTGTTAACCGATCCTGAACTATTAACTACCTCTACGCTGCCTACTTCTAAGCCGTTTTTTACTCTGAAATTTTGATTTGCCATTTAAGTTCCCTGTCCCTTAAAATATTATATCTATTTATACATCCACATATTCGATACTATATTTAAAGGTTGTAGAAGCGTTACTTGGAGTAACTCTTACTCTTACATTATCACCTGAAATGTCTGATGTAACAGTAAACTTAGATGAACCTGAAGTAACAGTACCAAATTCTGTGTCATATGTTGTAGTACCATCATGGACTAAAAGGAAAGTTGTAAAATGATAATCACTACTATGGGTAGCTACTATACTTACTCTTGCTGCTCTATAGGTTGCTTTTGCAAATGTAAACAGATTTTGTACAGTTGTGCCTGTTGTTGATACTGATACACTTCTCTCTTGACCTGTAGAAGTAAGTTTCGTATCTGATTCTATTTTACCGGTAGCATTATTATAAGATATATGTCTTATAAGTTCTGCAATTCCAAAAGCTTTAGTTGTTGCCATGTTTATACCTTAATTGCTATTCTTTTAACTTTAAAAGTTGTTCCTGAACCCGTCGGAGTAACATTGAGTCTCACATCATTAGAACTAATATCACCCGATACTGTGTACAAATTATTATTTGAATACAAAGTACCATACTCAGTTACATAAGCAGTTGTACCATCATGTATAACTAGTGCTTCACTTGCTGCATAAGAATCCGAAGTGTTTGCTTGTATTATATATTTAGCTGTTCTGTAAACAGTTTT